GCCAAGCTGGAAGAAGCGCGCCTAGCATTCACGGAGACGCTGCCGACCCGTGTCAACTCCGACAAATCGGCAATCGTCGTGGTCATGCAACGCCTGAACGAGAAGGACGTCTCAGGCGTCATCAAGGACATGGATCTGCCATACGTCCACCTTTGCATTCCGATGCGCTTCGAGCCGGGCCGGCGTTGCACGACGTCGATCGGCTGGACAGACCCGCGAACGAAAGAAGGCGAGTTGATGTTCCCCGAGCGGTTTAGCGAACAGCAGGTGCAAGAGCTCGAAAAGACGCTTGGGTCGTATGGCACTGCCGGCCAGCTGCAGCAGCGCCCTGCCCCGCGTGGTGGTGGCATCCTGAAGGAAGCATGGTTCCGCTACTACACCGCCCTGCCCCGCCTAGAGTTCCGCACAATCCACGCCGACACGGCGCAGAAGACCGGCGAGGAGAATGACTACTCCGTGTTCCAGTGCTGGGGACGCTCGACGACCGGGGAAGCTGTTCTCGTCGACCAGATCCGCGGCAAGTGGGAGGCGCCCGAACTTGTCGTCCAGGCCCGCGCGTTCTGGCATAAGCACAAGACCGACACGAATGGACCTCTGCGCGCGATGATGGTCGAGGACAAGGTAAGCGGCACTGGTTTGATCCAGACGCTGCGCCGCGAGGGCATCGCCATCGTCCCGGTCCAGCGCAACAAGGACAAGCTGTCGCGAGGCTATGACGCCGCGCCGTTCATCGAGAGCGGTAATGTGCTGCTGCCGATGGATGCGCCATGGCTGTCCGACTTCCTCGCTGAAGCTGCAGCGTTCCCTGGCGGCGCGCACGACGACCAACTCGACCCGATGTTTGATGCGATCGCCGAGGTGCAGACTGCGCCGGCCGCGCGCCCGGCCGTATCCACGCCCATCCCTGTAGCCTCGCCGTTCAGGCGCCGGTAAGTAGTAACCAATCCTTTCGGTTCTATTTCTCGTTCGAAACTGATAGCTGTAGACTATTGGAAATTCATTCCGTGAGGCATCAGCTATGAGCCGACCCAGTAACGCCGAGCGCTTGGCCGCGAAGCATGACTTCTTCCTGCGCGACTTCGGCGCCATTCAGGCGGCCACGCGAGATACGCGTATCCAGTGCCTGAGCGACCGCCGCTTCTACTCCATCGCGGGCGCGCAGTGGGAAGGCCCGGTCGGCGAGCAATTCGCCAACAAGCCGCGGTTCGAGTTCAACAAGACGCACCTTGCGGTGTTGCGAATTATCAACGAGTACCGAAACAACCGCATCACGGTTGACTTCGTGCCGAAAGACGGATCGGACTCGGATGAACTCGCGGATACGTGCAACGGCCTATTCAGGGCTGACGAGCAGGACAGCGGCGCGCAAGAGGCCTACGACAACTGCTTCGAGGAAGGCACGAGCGGCGGCATGGGCGCGATTCGGCTGCGTGCGCGCTACGAGGACGAGCTCGACGATGACGACGACCGCCAGCGCATCGCAATCGAGCCGATCTTCGAGGCCGATACGTGCGTGTTCTTCAGCCTGGACGGCAAGCGGTACGACAAGGCCGACGCCAAGCGCTGCTACGTGCTGTCGTCGATGACGCGCGACGACTACGCCGCCGAATACGGCGAAGACGCGGCAAGCATGCCCAAGTTCGTCACGCGCAATGAGTTCGACTGGACGACGCCGGATATCGTCTGGATCGCCGAGGTCTACGAGGTCGAGGAGAAATCGGAGCTCGTGCACTTCTTCCGCGGCCTGGCCCTGGGCGACGATGAACCCGACGAGATGGAAGTGTCGGACAAGGAACTGCAGGACGACCCGACCAAGCAGGCGGAACTGGAGGCGCGCGGCTTCCAGAAGGTGCGCGAGAAGCGCCGCAAAGTCCGCAAGATCCACAAGTACATCATGAACGGGTCGCGCATTCTGTCGGACGAGGGCTACATCGCCGGCACGTGCATTCCGATCGTGCCATTCTACGGCAAGCGCTGGTATGTCGACGGCATCGAGCGGTGTCAGGGTCACGTGCGCCTTGCTCGTGATGCCCAGGTGCTGGACAACATGATCAAGTCGTGGCTGGCCGAGATGGCGAGCCGCTTCGACATCGAGAAGCCAATCTTTACGCCCGAGCAGATCGCGAACCACGCGCAAATGTGGGCCGACGACGCCATCGAGAAGTACCCCTACCTGCTGATCAATCCAATCCTCGACACGGTAAGCGGGCAGCAGATCATTGCCCCGGTCGCGTACACCAAGGCGCCGAACATGCCACCGGCGATGGCCGCCCTTGCCCAGCTGGCCGCTCAGGCGCTCGAAGACATGCTCGGCAACCAGCAGGCCGGCGAGCAGTTGGAGCCGAACCAGTCCGGCAAGGCCGTCGAGCTGATCCAGCAGCGCCTCGACATGCAGGTGTTCATCTACATCGACAACTTCAAGAAGATGATCAAGCAGGCCGGCCACGTCTGGCAGTCGATGGCGTCCGAACTGCTGCATGAGCCCGGCCGGCGCATGAAGACGATCGACCATGCGGACCAGACCGGCACCGTCGAGCTGATGAGGCCGATGATCAACAAGGAGACGGGCGAGAGCTATCTTGCGAACGACCTCAGCAAGGCCAAGTTCGACGTGATTCCAGACGTCGGCCCGTCGTCGGTGAGCCGCAAGGCAGCACTCGTGCGCGAGCTGACCGGCATCATGCAGATGACGCAGGATCCGGAGACGATGACCGTGCTGACGTCGATGGTCCTTATGAACCTCGAAGGCGAAGGCATGAGCGACATCCGCTCGTACTACCGCAGCAAACTTGTCCGTATGGGCGTCATCCAGCCGACCGACGACGAGAAGCAGAAACTGATGGCCGAGCAGCAGCAGGCCGCGAATCAGCCGCCGGACGCGCAGAGCCAATTCCTGTTGGAGTCCGCAAAGAAGGCCGCGGCCGACGCTCAGCAGTCCGTCGCCAAGACACAGCTCATCGCAGCGCAGATCGAGGACACGCGAGCCGATGCAATCAGCAAGATCGCCAGCATCGAGCAAAGCCGTGCCGATCACGCGCTGGCTGTCGTGCAGCACCTGGACGGCACGCAACTGGCCCAGGCGCAGCTCGCACAGCAGGCACAGGAAGCTGCTCAACAAGCGGCCGCGCAAGCCGCCCAAACGCAACAGCCACAACAGCCGACCTGAATCCTTTGATCTTCGTTGCAGTTAGGATAGTTTCTGCCTATCATTTTGCTCATCGGCATCCACCGGGCCTATCGGTGAGCAAATGAGGGGAAACCATGTACAAAAGCTGGGTGTGGAAGCAGCGTTCGTTCCGGGAGCAGTTCCAGGGCGATGAAGGTCACGGCGGAGCCGGTGGCACTGCGGAAGCTCAGCAGTTGGACGAAGCGCAAGAGCAGGCCGACGGACAGCAAGCCCAGGGCGAGACGCCAGAAGGCGAGCAGCCGGCCGACGAGGTAGCGCAATCCGAGGAAGATGGCGAAATCGTCATCACGATCGGTGACGAAGCGCCGACGGCTGAAGAGCAAGAGGAAGAGATTCCTCCGGCGCAACGTGCCGCATGGGCTCGCATGCGCAAGACTGAGCGCGAGCTGAAGCAAAAGGTTCGTGAACTGGAGCAGGCCGAAGCGGCGCGTCGAGCAGCAGAGGCGCCGAAAGTGGATGACGTCGGCCCCGAGCCGGACCTTGCCGACGATGGCATCGACTTCGACAAGGATGTGTTCAAGCAAAAGTGGGCTGCCTGGAACGAGCGCAAGCGCAAAGCGGACGAGACGGCCGCCAAAAAGCGCGCGGAACAGGAAGCAGCACAGGCTGCATGGAATGCTAAGGTGAGCTCGTACCAGGCGGCCAAGGCATCGCTCAAGGTGTCCGACTTCGACGACGCCGAGCACACGGTGACGTCGACGCTGGACGCAACGCAGCAGGCGATCATGCTGAAACTGCCGAAGCCCGAGCTGATGGTGTACGCCGTTGGCAAGAACCCGGCGAAGGCGAAGGAACTTGCCGCCATCAAGGACCCGATCGATTTCGCATTCGCCGTGGCAAAACTGGAGACGCAATTGAAAGTACAGCCCCGCAAGTCCCCGCCGGCACCGGAAACGAAGGTGCGCAACACCGCGGGCGGCGCTGTCGCTGTGGACAACACTCTGGCGAAGTTGCAGGCAGAAGCCGACCGTACAGGTGATCGGTCGAAGGTTGCCGCTTACATGCGCAACAGGAACAAAGCCGCGGCGTAAGCCGTCGTGAGGCCCCCACGTCAGAAGGGGCCACAAAGGATTCGCCCACCGACGGGCAGCGGCAATACCTAGAAAGGCCCCCGTCCGGCCGGAAACGGATGAGCGAAGT